CAATGCTAGCAAATCCTGTTGCTGTTCCTGCATTAGCTAAAGTTACTCCTGAAGGAATACTAACTGTATCTCCAGACGTACCTAAAGTTAAGGTTGTACCTGATTGCGGATCTACCTGATCTACTTCTATTTTACTCATTTAATTCCCATTGTCTTGTTGTTTCGTTCCAAGAATATCTTTGTCCATCGTCTGGTTTTATCACCGGTGCTTCCCACTGACAAGTCGTTTCGTTTAATATCCAAGAAATATATGGTTTAGAAGGAATAAATGCATCTCTTGTTTGATCATATTTATAACCAATACCTGCATAATTTTTTCTTGTTCCATCTGTAAAAGTTTGTTTCCACACATCATTAGTGCCATAAAGATTGTTTAAAAAATCAATTCCTGCTTGTTCGGTTGTTGCAATATTATTATGTACTACTTCAACTGTTAAAACTTTACTTCCTATTCCTAATTTTGCAAAATATACCATTATGCTGTGTAACTCCCTGATGCTAAAAATTTTATAGTTGTTTTTCCTGTGCCACCTGCATTAGCTGTTACTGTAGGACTTCCGGTTGTTGTTCCTGAATAATCTGCGTCTGCTACACTTAATATTACTACACCATCTCCACCAGCTCCAGAGGGTTGTCCACCATCTATTCCACCTCCACCACCACCAAGACCATCTGTTCCATCGGTAGCACTTCCATTATTACCATCTCCACCAGCACCTCCACCGCCATTTCCACCAGCGCCACCACCAGCTGAAGCAGTACTACCACCACCACCTCCAGCATAAAAAACAGCAGAACCTGTTATTGAATTTGAAAGACCAACACCACCAACACCACCTGCACTAGGTGAACCACCTGTTCCGGCAGCGCCAGCACCTCCACCACCTCCAGCACCATATTGACCGGATGGATTACTAGCATCACCACCATCATTACCTTGTCCTACTGTACCAGAACCTCCAGTATTTGAATCATAATCTGAACCACCACCAGAACCTCCATTTGCACCAACTCCACCAGCCGCCGCATCAGAACCACCTCCACCACCACCAATAGCAGTTAAAGTTGTAATTCCAGTACCAGATAAAACACTATTAGTACCATTATTTCCTTGAGCACCAGTAGATGTTGCCGCACCTCCAGTACCTACAGTTACTGTGTATACTACACCCGGAGTTAAACCTAGAGCTGTGCCACCAAAATTAGTTAATAAACCACCAGCACCACCTCCTCCAGCATTAGCTTTTCCACCAGCACCACCTCCAGCAACTATTAAATATTCTGCATCAACTATTTGTGAAGCTTCTGATTGTAAACCTGAATCTGTTACCAACCAACCTTGTGTTGAATCTAAATAAACTAATGTAATAGCTATTCCTTCTGATGATAAAGTTGCAGCAGATGCTATACCACCAATTTTTTCAGAACCATTTGGTGCTACTATTAAACTATTATTATCAAACGTTCCTGCATAATCTTTAACTGCAACTACTGCTCCAGCCGAACCTGCTGGTAAGTTAACTGTAAAACCTCCTGCTGTTGTATTACAAAAATATCCTTCGCCTGCTGTTGCAGTGAATGTTGCAGTTTTAATTGAACCTGTAACCCAAGAAGCTGAACCTGTCGCACCAAAGTTTACTGCTGTACCACTATTTGTAATAGTTGCACCTGATGCAATTGTTATTGCTCCACCACTAGGAATTGTAAACGTATCGCCACTATCACCTAGCTGTACACCTGTACCGGATCGTGGGCTAATTTTATTTACTTTTACTTCACTCATTAAACTATTACCAAGGTCCCTGTTACTGTTATTGTATTAGTAAAAGTTACTGGTCCAGCAAGAACCGCTGACTCAATAACCATATCTTTGTTATCAAGCGTTTCCGCGTGTGTATAAATTTGTTCTGCGCCCGGTTTGTTACCGATATATATTGTATTGTATAAACTATCCATTTATCCTCCTATGCACTTATTGAATCAACAACGCTAACATAAACATCAGCACTTGTAGCAGTATCTGATTCTACTTTTAGTATATCAGTATTTTGCATTACAAATTTAGCTCCACCTGAAACAAGCTCTACGGCACTGTTTGGTGGAATGCTTAAATCTTTACAAATGTATCTGTTAGTTGAACCTCCAACTGCTACAAATACATCTATTGTGATTGCTGAAGTTACTATGTTTGCGATTCTGATTCCAATGACTGCATCATTTGAATTTGCTGTAAATACCGTACCTGCACTGTTTGTTGCTTGTACCGCATATCTAGTAAAATCTTGTGCCATATTCCTCCTTATAAAGCTATGGCCATTGCCACGCTAAATCCGTTACTTGCGGCACCCACAGGGGTACCTGTTGAATCTAAATAAACTGCTTTGCTTGCTGGTAAAGTACAGAATACATCTTTTGTACCTGCATTAAAATCAACTACACTGTCTGAGTTAGAACTAGAAAGAATTGTAGTTCTTTGTAAATTAGTCGTAGAACTTAATGTTCCTAAACCAACTTCAAACTCATTTGTACCTTGATTAAAAATACAATAATAAGTTGTGTTACCTACACCAATGCCAGTTGCAAAAGTTTCAAAACCTGTAAGTACAGTATTATTAATTGCAAAAGTAGTTTGACTGTTTCCAGTCGCTGTACTGTTTACTTTTACTCTGTCGTTTATTACCAACGCCATATTTTTTTCCTATTTTTAATTAGCGTTTAAACTTATGATAGCTGCTACACCAGCAGGGCTTCCAGTTGTTGGATCTGGATAAGCGACAGTAAAGTCGCCAGCTGTTGCTGTTTTAGTTCCACTAAAGTCTAACACTACTACTAATCTATTTGCTACACCATCTACAGTATTTGTATTATAAATTGCACCAAACGCAGCGCCAAAAGTTGCAGCTCCAGTTGTTGCTGCTCCCCACACTGTGTTTGCAAAATCTACAGTAGATACTAATGCACCTGTTCCACTACCTGCTCCTGTTGCAACAGCTTGACTTGTAAGTGCGTTGCCCCCTGCAACATAATTTGTGCCAACAGTACTTACTTCACCGTTACCTGTACCACCAGCAAATACAGTGCTTGCAGCATCGTATGGGTTAGTTGTGTACAGAGCTAACTTAAAGGTATGACCTGAAGTTGCAAAATCATGTTGTGCAGACAGTAAAGATACTCCAAATGATCTTGGTACTATGTTTGCCATGTTTTTATCTCCTTATTAATATGTTGATGGTGAGTCTGATTTAATAGGAGTACGAATGACACCATCATCATATTCGCCTCTTTTTCTTCGTCCTTGTTGTTCGACTCCATAAGAAGCCATAGCAGTTCTAAAAGCTGTAGAATAGTATTGTAACAGATCTGCCGGTCCTTTCAAGTACCCATATGCATTTTTTAAACAACCATACAAAAGCATGTCTTGGTATTTATTACTGACATATGTTCCGTTTAAAGAAGCAGGAGCTCCTGTAGGTTGAGTAGTATTTGTGATACTTTCTGGTTGTTTAGTATAAGCTAATGTTATTTTATAAGCTGCGTCTGGTGTGGGTGAAACTACCCAAAAATTCTCATCCCAACTAGCATAGTATTGAGGAAGTCCATTAGCTGTATCAGGAGTCTCATAAAATTCAGCCATGAAACTTGGATCTCTTTGATCTAAATAAACTTGTTTGCCGTCAGAGTCAGTAAATTGAACATATCTAATTGTTCTTAAATCAGAAGGAATAGTAACATATCTGTTTCCGATAACTGCGTTTGATGTAGCATAAAAATTTGAAACATCAGAAGCTACCTCTCTATAAATTTCATTCTCAGCATTTTTAATAACTGTATTTAAAATAGCGTCTGTTAAAACACTATCATCTACTTCTGTATAAGATCTAATGTCAGATTGTAAGTTTGCTAAAGTGTATGCCATATTATACCGCCTGTAAAGTTACTGGTCCCGCTGAACAACCATTTCCTCCACCAGCAACTCCTCCTGTTGTAGCATTACTTGTGCTTGTAATAAAGAAATAATTTTCTGGTGTAGTCAAAATATCTGTTGGTGTGGCACTAGGTGAAGTAGTTACGGAGCCATCTGAATTTTTTTTACCTATTGTAATAATAAAACCATTTGCATTATTTAAATCACTTACATTATCAAATGTAGGTATAGTATTAAAAGATTGTAAATTTCTTAGATCATCAGGATTAGATCCTCCAGGTCCTGCAGTAGTTACATCTGGAAAACCTCTTAATCTAACAACGTCTCCTGTTTTTCTTTGATGAGCAACTGAATACACATTTACATAAGTAACCCCGCTATGAATTACAGTTGTAAAAGGATTATCATCTAACATAATTAAAACAGCAGTTGTAGGTATAGGTGGTCTTGGGTTTTGTAATGCTTGAGGATCTGATCCTACTGGTTTAGGTTGAAGTTGAGGTTGTTTAGGTTCAAACTCTGAAGTATGTACTCTTGCACCGTTCCATTCTCTAACCATTTCAGTATATGGAAACTGCATTCCACTTCTGTCTGAAATAAATATTGCATTTTTTCCTTTTGATAAATCTGCCATTACGTTCCTGGATAATAAGTTTTAGGGCTAATAAAAGTACTAGATGGTGAACCGTCTTCTTGTAAAGCTCTAGCTAATTCATCTTCGTATAATAATTTTAAATTTTGAACTGCTGCTGGTTGAAATTTTTGTGATAAATAATAAGCAAGACCTGCAACCATACAAGGTACAAATCTATAAGGTACATCTGCATCATTACTATAGGAACCTGCATCTTGGATTCTTCTTTCATAATAGTAATTAAGAAAATCGCCAACTTGTACAGATCCAGGTGTTAAGTAAACTGTAATAGTTGTTCTATCAATAAATCTTTCTACGAAATATTGAGAAGGTTGTCCTGTTGCTGTTTTATTTGAAAAAGCTTGATAAGTAGATCTATCAACTTTAGTAAATGGAGAATCAATTATAGAAGAACTTCTATAAGAAGCTTCTAAAATATCGGTAACTCCAAAAGTAATAGAATCGTTATCAAAACACTTGTCATCAATTGAATGAGTTGCTGCTGTGGTTCCATTTGCTCCTCTTGTACATCCTGTAAATGTTTTAGTTTCAGTTGTTATACCTGTATAAGTTATTTGTTCTGTTCCAATTAACAAAGTCCCTGTTGTTGGAAAGTTTGCAATAGAGTCTACAACAACTGTAGTCTGTCCAATAGTCATTGCTGCTGATAAGGGACTGAACATAGCATCAGAAGTTCCGTCAGTAGAAGAACGATATAATGTGTAAACATTTTTACCACTTTCCCAACTAATAGAATTGTGAGCTACTTCCCAATAATGTAGTCCTCTATTTCCCCATTCTTGAAAAAGAATATTTAAAGATCTTCTAGCGCTTCGAAGTTCATAACCTGAAACTCCACGCATTCCAACTCTTTCAAAAGCTTCTTCAACAATATCGGCTATAGTAAAACCTTTTTCAAAAACATAAGTTCCTGAAGTAGTATTTGCCATTTAAACTCCTAAGCACCGGTAATAGTTAATGTAGATCCTGCTGATGCAGTAACTACAATTGTAACTCCGTCTTTGAATAAGATACCTGAACCTGGAACGTAAACAGATAAACCATCAGTATCGAATAAAAATTTTGCTTTTAAATTTCCTGATACAATTGTATCAGCTGTTTGATCGTAAAGTTCTACAACTGATGAAGCTGCACCTGCAGCTTGAATAGAAGTAACTCTAGTTCTACCTACTTTTAAATTTTTACCAGCTGTTGTACCTGTTCTGTTTAAGGTTGTTTGGTCGCTTGAAAATGATCCTCCGCCTGACATATTTTTTCTCCTGTTAAATTTTGTGTGGGCCGAAGCCCACACTTAATTAATTATTATACTAATTCAGGTTGTGATTCACCTGGTCTAGCATTGTCTACACAAGTATAAGTAAAAACACCTGTAACAGTTCCTGTTCCAGCTGAAGCACCTACTGAAGCTGCTACTGTAGCATTAGCTGGTGTACCACCTGCTACTACTAAAGCTCCGCCTGCTCCAGCAACACTTCCTTTTGTAACTGATGTTACTTCATTAAAGAAACCGTCAACGTCTGCTGTAGTTCCAATATCTACAGTTGAACCACCACCTGTTGATGGTGCTACTACTGTAAATGTAACTGGTATAGAGCCTTTAGGTAATACAAATTCTTTACCTGCTGTTGCACTTGTACCAATTCTAACTGGTGTTAAAGAACCTGATGTTGCAGCTGCATTAAAAGAAATTACTTCTGATAAAAGTACTACACCTGGAGTTGTGCTAGTTGATCTGTCTTGTCCGCCGTATGATCTTATGATCCCTTGAAACGATGTTGTTGCCATGATTATATTCTCCTAGTTATTTGCATAGAGTCTCTAGGCCGTAACGCGCTATACTTCACGTCGCCATGCAAAGTTAATTATGTATAGTGTGATATTTATATATTATTTTTTAGTAGAGTGCAAGAGAGCCCTAGGTATTTATGCATTTCAGCGATGTAGCTTTTGATTAAGTAGCTACAGAAACTTGTGGAGCAGAACCTTCAACAGTATTCTGTCTATGGGCAATAGCTGCTTCTTCCAGCTTGATCTTTGTAATGACTTCTTTAACTTTGTCATCAATTCTGACCATTTCAAGAGTATACCTATCATTATCGATATGCTCCTGTTCCCACTTCAACTCCAAGGACCTTTTTGCTTTGTATAGGTCTTGTATCATTACTAACCTCCTCATAGGTTATTCGATAAGGAACATCTGAAAACATTCCCGATGATTCCCAATTTATACTGTTTTCTCCTAGTTTGTCAACTATTGCTTGTTCTAGAGAAACCGCGTCATCATTAGATTCTACTTCAAATCTACCGTGATGATCGTAAGCGTATATGTTTATTAGGAATTTTTTCATGGTTTTTGCTTTCTATTTTATGATTGTGGCGGAACTGTGTCCGCCAC